CCGAAACATAACGTGCTGCACCTGGTTCGGTAGACCTTAAAGAACCAAATTGTCCAATACCATCAAATAATGGCATGGAATTTTTAAAAGTTTGCGCCATTCCAATAATAGCTCCATCCATAGAAGAATTATGCACTACTATGTTAGATTTTCCCATTACAAAATTCTCATATTTAGGGACAGTTATATCATAAAATCGGTTTGGAGACTCTAATATATTTTTTTTAATGCTTTTTATTTTCATTTTTTATTAAAGTATTTATAAATTCTTTACATTTTACTAAATTTTCTTCAGGTGTTTCAGTGTCCCAAATAACAAGAACTCTAAAACCTCTTTCTTCTGCTAATTCTATTTTATTATTAAAGTACTCATATGTTTTAATATAATTTTCTTTAGTAAAAGGATGCACCCAATTCAATAAGGAATTATCATTTCTATAGTCAGGATGCCAATTAATGCCATTATATTCTATTATAATTTTTTTACTTAAAATTGTAAAATCATAAAGTCTGAACATGTCATTTTTACACAAAAAGTATTCATTTTTATTATTTACAGGACTTGCATAAAACAAATCTTCTTTTATTAAATTTAACTCCGTTGTCAAATAATCAAATAGTTTAATAAAAATTTTTTCTGCTTCTTTAGAATATCCATTAAATACTACTCTAGGGTCGTACCCATATTTTTCAATACAAGTTAATCTACTTTTTTGATATGCTTTTTTGTAAAATAAAGGATCCTCTTCTAATCTTTTTTTAAGTGTATTATTTCTTTTTTCTACAACTATAGGACTTTTTATTGCTGCTGTAACTCCTAAATGTTCTACTAGTGATTTTTTTATTTTTTCTTTTACATCAGCTCTTTGAAATACGTTTGTTATACCTTCAGTTCTTAATAAATTACGCTCCCATGCTTCTCTAGATTTTGATTTTTTAGATAAGTTATGAGCCGTTCCACAAGATAATAAATATGATTGTTTTTTTAATTCTTTTGCACATACAATAGAGCATGTTTGTTGTCCACTTTTATTTTTAAATAAAGTTCCACATATTTTACAAGGTACTATTCTCTTACAAGAAGGGCACAATGTTAGATTTCTATGTAAATCTTTTTCAAAACAAGCATTACCTACATTTTTATAAGTATACTCGGTTCCACAATTAGTACATATCCTATTAGATTTTCTTAATATATTTAGTTCTATTGCATTCATATTGTTTTATTTTATATATCTTTGCAAACTTACCAAATATACCATCACGGCAATAGATATAATAATTTATTTAATATATTTTAAAATATCATCAGATTCCAACAATTCATCTGCTCTTTTCCAAATGCCGTTAGTTAGTAAAAAAGGATGATTTGCTGTGCATTTTATTAATTCGCCGCTTTCTAATAGTATTTCATATTCTACATCTGTTATTTGTCCTAACCTAGGAAAACATCCTTCTGAAAAAACAAATTTGTTATTTTTTTCGTCAAAAGAAACAACTTTCATTTTTTTATTAGGAAATTTTTCTACCCAGTCACCTATTAGAATATAAGAACCATCTTCTAATAAAATAGGAGTATCATAAGCAAGACAGCTTCCATGATGGTACATTTGATTTGCTGCACACCTACCACTTAATTGAAATACTTTTAGTGGTTTTTCATTTAAGGTTTTCCAAACTCTAATGGATTCGTTTATAATTTTCCTTTGAGTTGGTTTAAAACCATCTACAACAGATGGAATTGCTCTATTTTCTACAGTGTATTTACCATATTCAGCATATTCACTGTCTAAATACTCCGTAATAGTTTTTTGTTGAGTGTTCATACTAAAAATTAATCAATTTGTCTTTGCGTAAATTTGAATTGTCACCAAACCAAATATCTAATGATTCTGAAGATTGTTTGTCTGCTGTAAGTTTTAACAAAAATGGATTTTCAATTATTTCTTCGTACTCTGTATCTTCTAAAGCTGCAAGTCCTTTCTTATATTCTATGCTCCATTTTGTAGTTTGTGTTTTACTTGCCCATTCTTCGAAATCTTGCATAGTATAAAAATTTAACGAATCTTTTTTGTTTTTTGCTACTACAAGAGGAGTCATAACTTTATAAATCCTACCATCAGTAAACAATTCCGGCCAAAATTTGTAAAAGAAATTAGTAAGCAAAGAAGCGATAGAAGTGCCATCTGGATCTGCATCTACGTAAAACAAAATCCTACCATATCTTAAATTTTCTGCTTTTTCACCAAATTTTAATCCTAAAGCACCCATTAAATTTTTAACTTCTTCATTTTTGATAATGTCGGTTGTTTTCATTTCATTAACATTCAAAAATTTACCACGTAATGGGAAAGCACCAAACAAATTAGGTTCCCTACATTTTCTAACAGCCGAAAGAGCTGAATCCCCCTCAAATAAACCTAAAGAACATTGCTCCCTATGTGTTCTTGCTTTAGCATCTATAAGTTTTAGGATTTTTACATTACTTACATCCTTGTTCAATTTTCTAATTTTTGAATTCAAGTCTGCTTCTTGTTTTCTTTGAATCCAATCTAAGATAGAAGCAACAACTTCAGATGCAAATATATTTTTAATAAGTTTATCAGAAACCTCATGAGAAGAACCAAAGTCTTTAGGTTCGGTAATAAGTTTTTCTTTAGTTTGCGAACTAAATGATGGGTTAATGATTGTACAATTAACAAAAAGCATTATGTGATTTTTTATATCACCAGGTTTTATTTCAACTTTGTGTTTTTTCTTTATCAAAAATCGTAATTTTTCTACTATTTGATTAGTTATATGTGAAACATGAGTACCTCCATCTTTAGTTTCATTAGAATTAACAAATGAAATTGTTTCGTATCCTGCTGCGGAATATCCTACTGCTACTTCCCAATTTTCAGAACGTTCTGTCCAAGTAGTAACAGTACTTCCATCCTCTGGATTATTAACATAAAGGTCGGCATATTCTTTAAAGGATTTAAATCTAAACCTTTCATCGTTAAATGTTATTTTCAATTCAACATTACATGCAGCTATATCAAGCACTCTTTTCTTTAATAACAAATAATGGTCTTCATCTATTTTAGAAAGACCAAAGTATTTGAAGTCAGGAACATAAGATATTTCTGTAAAGTTTTTTGACGACTCTGTAATTTTAACAGCCGACCTATGAGACATGTTATCTGAAAACGTTTGTAAAAATTGTTTTTGGCCATCTGCTGTTTTAACAATGAATGTTTTAGAAAATATATTTGTTAATGTACTTCCTAATCCATTTGTTCCTGCTACAACTCTATCTTCACTATCGTCAAAATTAGAACCAGAACGAAGTTGTGAAAATATTAATTCCGGGATCCATTTTTTGTGTTGGGTATGTTGTATAACAGGAATTCCACCATTATCCTTAACAGTAATGGTGTCATCGGTAACAGATACTACAATAGTGTTTAGATTCTTATTTCTTTTTGACTCATCTACTGCATTTGTAAGAATTTCATCAAAAATTTTAAGAAAAGCAGGATTATAAGTTACTGATTTTCTTTGAATTTTATTATTTTCATATACAAATTCATCGGATGTTTGTTGTTTTGTAGAGCCTATGTAAGTTGAAGGACGGTGTAATACGTGCTCTACGTCAGTTAAAACCTTGTATTTGCTTGATACTTCTTTTGCTACTTCTTTAGACATTTATGCTTTATTTTTCTTAAAGATTATATGAGTATTAATTTAAAAAGTTTTATAATTGACTTTGAACAAGTTGTATTCATTTTTTATTTTTAGTTTGAATAGTATAAATATAAACAAAAAAATTGACATAAAAAAATCCTGATAGTACTATTATCAGGATTTTTCAATATTTAACTTATTTTATAAATTCCGTATTAAGATCAATTTAGGTATGTTTTTAAAAAAATATTTGCATTAAAAATTCCGGCAGTTTATACTAGAATCTTTGTATTACATGAAATATTAGTAGGAAATATTAAACTATGTTTTCTTCCCACCAGTCAGAAGAGAATCCTACTTCAAAATCTTTTATAATTTCTCCACTTTCATAGTCTCCTTTAATTTCAGGAAGTGTTCCTAATGGTATAATAGCATGGAAAGTTCTTTGCCAGAAAATATCTCCTTTACGATTATAGTTTGTTACAATAATAGCAGCGTCGCCGCTATAATCTTTTTTCAAACCTTGTTCTCCTGTTAAAGGATTGTATGCTAATCTCCACCAGTTACGTAAAATTTTGTATACATAAAACTCATTTGCATCATTAAGATTAAGGTTAAAACCAATCTTAATTTCTTTAGTTGTTGTATCTTCAGGTCCTGATTTAAGATAAGTACGTTTAGCAAATTTATATGCTTGGGTTTCTGTTTCAAGTCCTTTGTCCATATCAAGTCCTTCTATTTTAGTAACGTGCTCTAAAATAACATCAGATCCAGCTCTAATTGCAGAAGGTAGTATAAGTTTTACTTCGAATAAGTTACCATAAATTGGTTCTTCGTTTTTCATTGAAGCCTTACTACTTCTATAGTGAGGTAATCCTGTTTGTGCCATATTTTTATCTATGTTTTTATTTTATATATCAAAACTTTTTTAAATTAGTACCTTCATTTTAGAAGGTACCAATTTTATTTAGTAAAGGCCTGTGGATATTTGACCTGTTTTAAGAATGGTTGTTCTATGAACTAAAATTCCTAAACCTTGAACTGGTTCAATGTATGTGTCAAGTATACCATAGTGAGCTTGAATAATTTCGTTTGTATTATTTGTAGTGTCCATTACATTTGAATAACTATAAACTCCGCCATCAGAAAGTACTTGTGCCATGAAATTATCCGCAAGTGTTTTAATTTCTAAACGTACTTGGGCGGTATTGTATTCCCAACGATAATTTTTCAATATTCCTTCAATTTGGTCTTGTATGTAAATAAGTAATTCTCTTACATGTGCTTGAGAAAGAGCTGATTGTACATTTTGTTGACCGGTTTGGTTAGCATTAATTACTAAACCAAATCCTTTTTTGTTAACTATTGCATTATAACCAAATGGTTCAATATAGTCAAGGTCTTGTTTGTCAAAGTTATATTCAACACCTGCTAATCCATTACCAGAAACAACTCCTCTACGAGGACCAGCTATAATAGCATATGGATTTCCTTGATTATTTTTTTCAATAAACAAGTTAGAAACATGTGCTGCAGGTGGAATTGAAACATTTGTTCCAGCTTCTCTAATAATTAAATTAGGACCATACCAAGCCCCATAATTAGAACCTTCATCGATTGTTGGTAAACTAAATACATTAGAAGGATTCAAATCAAGATTTCCACCTTGTGCAATATAATAAGTGTTAAACAATGAAGTAGAATTTGCTTTGAAAAGAGGATTAACACTTTCTTTAAATTGTTTTACAGATGGCATATTTAAAATTGCAAATACTGAGCCGCGATTTTTAGCAAGAGTAGTTAATCTAGATTTTGAACTGCGTTCAATAGTACCTTCGAAACTATCTACAATATAACGGAATGATATGATTTCTCTATCAGTTAAAGCTTGTGCAATATTTGTATTGTACATTACATCTAAAATTTCATTTTGACGGTCAAGTGTACCATTTGGTATTTGAGCATCTCTTAAAGTATAACCATTAAGATTAAAGAATGTATAATTTTGAGCAAAATCTTTAATATCTTTGTATCTTTGAATTTCCCAGTTACTATCAACATAAATAGGTTCGTTAGTTGTTACTTTAATAAATCCATAAGTTGGAGATAACGGATTAGTGTCATTAATAACAGAAGTTATTTTTGTCAATCTAGATTTTCCATTTATAGGAGAAATACTAGTTGCACCGGTTCCACCGAAATTTACTACAAGATATTGTCCTTTAACAAGACGTCCCGTAAAACCATCTTGGCCAAAAGGTCCATTAGGAGTATTATCTAACCAAACTATATTTGTTGGATTAGCTGGCGTTAAATTAGAAGATACTTTAAATTTTTCATTTATATCACCTGTTAAAGTTTTAATCAATACAACACCGCCGTTAAGATTTCCACTTAATGCATTTAAGGTTACATAATTTATTTTTTTATTCAATTTAACATTTGTTAATCCTGAACCAATAACACCAAATAAATCATTTGTAAATGTTTTAGTAAAAGAAACAATACTTGTTGAGTCACCAGCCGCTCCTGTTACTATTTTATCACCATCTGTTATTAATCCTGATTGATAGTCAGCAAACAAGTCAGAGTCTGGACCTGCAAAAACATAATTATTTCCAGAAGCACCTATAATCCAATTCATATCTGATATAACTTTAAGGCTTCCTGTAGAACCGCTTGAAATAGCATCAATTTTATAAAAACCATCTACTAAAGAATTAACAGGACCAGCAATTCCTGAATTTGCATCAAGTGCAAGTTTAATTCCTAATAAAACAGTTTGTCCTGTCGCATCATACGTTTTAGTAACAATTTCAGAATAATTAACGGTAGAAGTAACACCTACAGCTACAGTTGGTAAATAAGTTTTACCAATTTGTAATGTATTTACCCAATTTTCAAAATCTGAAACAGTAGCAAATGCGCTTACATAACCTGCAGGTTTGTCGGCACTAGGTCCATAAACAGTCAAAGTATCATAACAACCCGGAACATATCCATTAGCACTTTGCATAGCTGCTGAAGATCTTAAAAGACCATTAGCAGCAACCCCGGAAGTACCACTAACGATAAAAGACATTGTGTTATTTGCAGCAGATGAATATTTCATATAACTAATAGTTTCTACAATAGAACCAGAATAAGACAAGAAATTAACGGAAGTAGGTTGTTTCGAATTCATAGAATGTCCTACTAAGTCAATTAAGTCCCCGGATAAAAATCTTTGTTTACCTGCAAAAGTTACAGGTTGTTCATCAAACACCGATTTGTTAATAGAAATAAGTAATCCGGTTTTTGGTGTTTCTAGATTGACAATATCTTCAATAAATAAATTATTACCAACTTTATCAGAAGTTTCTGGGATTAAGCATCCTGTATAAACTCCTGCTATAGAAACTTGTGGTAAATTTAAGAAAGAAACTAATCCATCTTTTTGATTTCCATAAGCATCTATATAGATTTTTTTAAGACCATTATTATCAAAATAAGGACCAAAAATAGGGTCAATTGATAAGCTAGTGTAGTTAGAATAGTCACCGTCTAATACAATAACATCAATCATATAATCTGATATGTAGTCATTTTCATTTAAGAATACAGGAACCTTTCCATTACCATACCATTCTTTAGCTGTAATATCAAATCCAATTGCATCAGATTTACGAATAATAACAGAAAGTTGTTTTCTACCGATATTTGCAATCGTAATTAATTTTTGGTTTGCTACACTTTGATAGTCAGAATTAGCTGCGGTGTCTTGCAAAGCTTCTGCATTTGCATACCAAAATTTATCTTTATTAAAGAATCCAGAAACTGGTGCTAATACTGCAGGTGAATTAGCTTCTGTAGATGAACTTGAAATAGATTGGAATTGAGATTTATCAATATTGTCATCTAAGTTAAGTAAATTAAGAGCAATAATAGGGCCTTTTGTTAAACAAGTCAAGGCTGTTCTGTGGAAAAATGAACCTTTTCTTTCAAGAGAAGTATCACGATCTCCGTAAACAGAAGTGAAAAAATCTGTATCTGCGCAATATAATGGAGTGTTAAAAACTCCTTTTTTAGAGAACCCAATTACCAAACGAGTTGTTTGAGAAGGCACACTAATAGTTTGTGATTTGTCGAAAGTAAGACGGTACACACCGCTACTAACAAACTGTTTTAATGATGGAGATATTGCCATATTTTTATTTAGTTTTATTTTATATATCTTTTTGATTTTTAAAAAATGTCATATATGTCTTCTACTTTTTCTCCATCTTCATAAGTTTCATAAATTTCATCTATTAATTTCTGTTTATCAGGATCTAATAAGTCAAAAAATTCTTCTACAATTTCTTCAAAGTCATTTGTTTCCAAGATTGCTGCCGCGGTTATAGAACTCATAAAAAGGTCATCATGACCTGCCTGTGCAGAATAGGTTCCATTTGGATTTCTTGAAAACATTTTAGCCTCATCTACTGTGTTCGTTTCTAATAATTGCATCCTTCCATTACCTATACATTCTCTTAAAAATTCTGAATATAGTATTTTGTTTTCTTTTCCATAACGAATTCCTATAGATTTATGAATAGAAGTTACTCTATGTTTGAATTTAACAAAAGTTTCTTCATCAAAATCGTTTTTATGTGGATATAAAGTGATAAGATTTTTAACAAGTTCAGATCCATAAGTGTTATATTCTAACATTATTCGGATATTTTCTTGATTAAAAATATTTACAGATAACTCATAAAGAATTTTTGCATAATCTTCACCACTAATTAAATTATTTCTAAAAACTCCAATTTGCTTTAATCCGAAAAATTTAGAAAAATTAGCCGCATTTTTGATATTCAAAATGTCACTATTTTCTAATGTAACAACTTCGAATATGTTAATAACAGAATAGTCACGTCCAACTCCTTCAGCTAAATCAACTGAAAATACATAAAAATTAGGGGAATTGAAAAAATCATCTACATCAACATCAGGATCCCACTTTAAATTAGAATAATCTACATATATATCATCTAATGCATCAAATTCTCTAAATACAAAATCTTTTTTATTCCTATCTAAACGTAAAATTTGTTCAGCATTAAGCAATAATGAAGATGATGAAAGAAATTGGCAACCATATTGTTTGTTAAATTCTTCTTCTGACCCCAAATTGGCTATTTCACGTGCTTTCCAAGCTTCATCTCTACCTGGAACCTGCCACCAATCTACTCTTAACGGTTTATATTCGTTCATTCCGTCCAATGCATCTTGGAACAAGTCATGAAATAAATCATATCCATTAGGAGTTGATGAAATAATTACCCTTGATACTTTTGAAGAAGAAAGTGTAGGATAAATATTACCATAAAAAGGCCTTTTAATATTTTCTTGAATATGAGCAAACTCATCCAAGAATAATAAATGAATAGTAAAACTAATACCAGAAGTTTTTGTAGTGTTTTGTGTTATAATACGACATTTGTTATCAAATATCATAGTACCTACATCTTTTTTCATTATACCTGGTTTTAAGAAAAATGGAAGGCCTTCAATAATATTTCTAATTTTGTCCATAATTTCTTTTGTAGTAGCACCCTTATTCGCAATAAGTAGTGCATTTTTTTCAAATTGAAATAATGTAAACCAAATTAAAAAAATAGATGAAGTAATTGTTTTACCACATTGACGCGGGGCCATAAGAATATCCCATCTATTATGTTGAAATGTCCTAAGAATTTCCTCTTGGTAATCACGGAGAGTAATTTGTTGATAACCATCATCAGTCATTACTTTACAATATGTATTTGCAAAATATACAATATCACGAGCACAATGCCTAAGTTCATCCAATTCAAATTGGCTATAATTAAATACTAATTGTCCTCGTCTAAAATTTTGGTCACCTTCATAAAAAGGATTATCTCTAGTGACATATCCTTCTTTCATCGCTAGTACAAGTTTATCAACTTTTTCAGTAGTCCATACTAGTTTATCTGCATTATCTAAGTTAATTTCTGTATCATCTTTTATTCCTGTGAATGAAGATGATAGTGGATTTGCCATTTAAAGTTAATTATTTTATTCATCTTTTTCCTCGCCAAGCTCTTCTTGAATTTGTTGCATTAAATCACGGCTACCTCTAATAGTAATACCATTATGGGATGAAATTTGCTTTGGACGAGATTGTCCGTTATCAGATTTATCATAGATGTCAATATCTCTTTTAAGCTTTTTCATCGATTCCTCTGTCGCAAGAATTTGAAGTGTTTGATGTTTCATAATATCAAGCATTGTACGTTGAAGCCCTGCCAAAACCTCGAACATACGAGGAGATGCATCCCCACCATCAATACTTACCATTAACAATGTAATAGCTCTATCAGCAATTTCCATTTGCTGGATTAATCCTGCCATGGTAGACGTTTCTATTTTTGCCCTAGCAGTTATATAATCATTTTTGCTTATAAGTTCCTCGGAAAGGTAAAACTTCAACAAAGAATTCATCAAACTTTTAGCTTTATTAACTGACTTGGCTTTTATATCAACATAATCAACTGGTTGTACAGTTTTAAATGTTGGCAATGAAGAATTCTTAGCCATTGGAAGTCCATCCGGTTCAAAATCATCTTGCAAAATAGAATCTAATGTTTCTTTTGCAATGTCTTGTTTAGTTATGTCCATAATTTTTATTTAGTGTGCTAATCGTAGTATTCACGAAGTATTTATTAGTTATCTAACAAAAGAATGTTCTAATTTTATAGGAGGAATGGCATTGTCAATAACTAATGCTAATTCTTGTTCTTTAACTACGTATTGATTGAGTATGAGTGATTGTTGTTCTTCTTCTATAGGTTCTGACCAAATCCTTATATTTGTTAAGTTTAATGTACCTGCTTTTAATTGATAAGGTGTTTCGGTTGGTAATATATCAACCGGCGTGTAATCCAAAGTTTTATTATATATTTGAAGAAGATTTGTTGTTCTGTTTTGTGTTGGATTTGATTCATCAAATTTAATTCCCCAAATATAAAAAGATAGTTGTTTAAATTCTGGTTGCAAATTAAACACAATACCATACCAAATATCATTAGATAAAGTAGGCAAATTGGTAAATACATATTCGGCATTATTTATAATTACGGATATTGATGTTGCTGCCAATCCTGTGTAATTTACTTTTATTTGTATTCCATTTGAATTAGATAAACCATCTAAAATTACATCATAAGAATTTTTGTCTAATGCTGAATGGTTTAATTTAATCCATGCAGTAAATGCAAAATTATCTTTTTTTAATATGTTAACTAATTTTTTGTATTTTACTGCAATGTCACCAAAATTCATACCAGTTTTCAAGTCATAATAATGTTTTGAAATAATTGTATAATAATTTTGTAAAGTTTTAGCTTGTATTACTAATGAACTATTTACATGGCTTCTAACATAGTCATACCCGCCTATAGCAACTGTTGTATATTGGCTTGGTTTTGTTACTCTTAGATATTCTTTTTCTACAGCAGGTTGTAATGTAGTTTCAAAACTTTCATGCAAATCAGTAACATATTTATCAATATCTGGATTTTCACGCATAACATTAAGTTTATCGGCCCATTTATACAACATTATTTTGTAGTATGCTTCCATTCCCATAAAGTCACGGAACATATAAGCCGAAGTCACTTCGTAAATACGATCTATTAATGGAAAATAAATATAATCCTTTTCTTCAGGTATTCCATTAACACCAAAAGCTCTTTCAAAATGTTCTCTTGTAATATGTCCTTCTATTCCTTCGGCAAACTCCATATCCATAGGAGTGTATTTGTCAGCATTATCCGGGAATGAGTTATCTGGGATGGCCATTTTAATATCTTTTACGTCATATACTTCAAATAACGAGTATTCATGTAAAACTGGGTCACCTGAGTTTGATGTTGGCCTTGTTTTGAAATACCTAACAACATGTCCAAACATCTCATTAGTTGCGCAAGCCATTTGTTGATAAATAGCTTGAGCAGGCTTCATTATATCATAAGGCCTGAATAATGAATCTGTATTACTTACTAAAATTCCTGTTGAAAAATTACTACCTGGAGATGCTTTTGCTTTACAAGAATCTTGATTCATTGGATATGGTAAAGCCTCTGGCGATTCAGGTATTTTACCAGGTTCATAGTATATTTCTATTCTGTTAATTGAACGAGCTCCATTAGAAGTTCCTCTTCTAACAAACTTAAATTGTAAATCAAAAGAATCTGGATCTTGTCTAATTATTTTTGAATAAATATCATCAATTCCGGATACAGGTTTACCTCCATCTGTTATTTGTGTCCAAGCTGACCAAACAATTCTAGGATTCCCTAATGATAAAGATGCTCTTGTTGCATTAATTATGTCATAACTCCATCTTATGTAAATATCATGACCTTGGTCCCAAGATTCAATAGGATTTATGACAAATTGAATGTCTGTTATTGATTTTATGTATGTAAAAGTGCCAGTAAAGTCTACTCGTATAGTATCGCCTTCTGTATAAGTTATGTTATTAGAATCAATAAAGAATTCAAGTTTCATTAAGTTAGTTTATTTTACACTACTAGCTTCAATAGCATGTTGAACAACTGTTTGAACAGCCTCAGGATTGATTGACTGTTTTGAAAGGTATTGAATAAACATTGTTATAGCTAATCCTGCGATAGATCCAAAAACAATCCATAGTGCTTTATTTATTCCACCTTGCCATTTTTCAATATTATCTATCCTATTTAGTATTTTTGGTAATAGTTTATTAATATCTTCGTCTTCTGTAATATGGTCTTCTATTAATTCTGTATTTTTGTTAACTTTTACAACGACTCCGTTATCAGGATCTAATAGTCTTTTACTCAAATCAGAAACCTTTTCTCTAATAACTTTTTGTTCTTCCATTATTTCATTAACACTATTTTTAATTGAATTTAATTCACCATTTGGCAACCTCTTACGAATTTCTTCCAATTTTTTAAAAATGTCATCAAATAAATCTCCTTGCATAGAGTCTGTACTATTTGCCATGTTATCTACATAATTTTTTATTTATATATCTAAGACAATTTACTTAAACTATGTAAAAGCAATAAAATCTACAATTCTGTTTGTTTTTTTAGTTTGTCAAATATGAGTTTTGTCTCTGTAGGATTAAATTTAATCATCATTTTCAAATCCTGTTCTGACATCTTATGAGTAGTTAGGTATAAAGACACAAGTTCTTTAGGAGGGTACCATTCTTTTTGAGATTCTGTTTTTTTCGTTTTTGTATAAACCCAATAAGGGACCTTATTATATCTAGAAGCAACCATTTGCCAAAGGTCGACAAGTACAGCCCCATTGATCCCATTAAAATTAAGAGATTGTGCCGTTGATGGGTATTTGATGGAAAAAAATCTGTTAACAATAAAACTATGTTTGCTCTTTGCTATATTAGATATTTCTGAATACTTTTTAGAGTCTGTAAACATTATTTTTATCAAATCAAATAATTCAATATTAGCCATTTGTTTTTGTATCTTTAGTCTCGTTAATTCTAATTTCGTTAATAAATTTTTTCTTTTCTAACAAAAATTTCTTTTCGTTAAGCGTATTAGAGTCTTGTATTGCAGTTGAAAGTTTTTCTACTGCTAATATTAATCTTTTTATATCAAAATCTTTTTCAGATGATGTAGTATTTTTATTCGTAACTCTAAGAATTGTTTTAGAAGACCTATTGTTTTCATTGCTTCCTGTGTGTTCTCCAGCCATTATGTATAATTTAATTATTTTAGTAATTCAGACCAATAGGAGTCATCAAATGAACCCTGTGTGTCTGTTATGTTAACAGATGTTGTTGGTTTAATATTTTTTAATATACTTGTATCATTTGGATTTAAATCACTTTGATAAGTAGTAAGTTTTAAAATTTCTTCCTTTCTAATCATAAGATCCAAATGTACTGCAGATATTTTTAAATTTATTTTATGTTCAATATCATCCATAATCGCATCAAAAATATCAGTTGGTAAACAATTTTTATGCAAAAACATTAAATCACGATTCATTTTCCATTTAGCGACAAGCTCAGCATTAGTTTTGTCTTGTATGTTTAAATGAGTTTTTGTTAATTCACAAATCAATTTAATAAATTCATCGGCGAAAAAATGATGTTGTTTGACTGAAAAATTTAATCCTTTAAACTTAGATAAAATATCTTCAGATTGTTTATCTGTTATTACATATCTTTGTGGACCTCGTTTAGTTTCCTTAATCTTTACATACAAAGGAGAAACATTATCACCATCATCACCTTTTAGAATTTTTTTAAATAAAAAGTCATTAGTATTAATTTCATCGATTTTTATTTTTTCCTTTTGTATTAAACTTGTTAAATCTGATTTAACAGTATCAAGTGATTGTGCACCAAGGTTAAAAATATCAGCAACATCTCCAGAATCTTCTATTTTTAACCAATTTGAAAATCCAGGAAATACATGTAAGTTTTTGTCAAACTTATTATAATACACTGTACTAGCATCTAAATTTTTGTCATAGTTAATCAATTGAAGAAGGT